TTATTATTATTGCACTCAACACTCTGGCATGGGTGGACAAGCAAATACAAACTCTACATTTGGTTCATCTAATTTTGGTGGGAGTATTCAATCAAATGTATCTGCTGGAAGCACACAAGGATTTAGTATTGTTTCATGGACAGGAACAGGTAGTGCAATAACATTAGGTCATGGTTTAACGTCAAAACCAGAAATGATATTTATTAAAAACAGAGATGCTTCACAAAATTGGGTAGTATATAATTCATATTTATCAGGAACAGAGGGTCATAAAGCACTTTATTTAGATTTAAATTATGCTGAAACAGATCAAACAGGCTTCTTTAATGACACAGCGTCAACTTCAAGTGTATTTACAGTTGGAAGTAATGGAAACACAAATAATAGTGGCGATGATTTTATTTCGTATTGTTTTCATTCTGTAAAAAGCTACTCAAAATTTGGAAGTTGGCTTGGGTCTGGGAATGCTGATGGCCCATTTGTCCACACAGGTTTTTCACCTTCATTCATAATTGGCAAAAATATAGATAGAGAAGATGATTGGTTTATGCTTGACAACAAAAGAGATACTTTTAATCCTGTTGATCAAAGATTACAACCAAATTCAAGTGGTACAGAAAGTACAGTCACAAGTTTGGGAATAGACTTTTGTGCAAATGGGTTCAAGTTAAGGGGTGCAACTAATCAGTATAATGCAAGTGGAGAAACTATTATTTATATGGCTTTTGCAGAAAGTCCATTTGTTACATCAACAGGAATACCAACAACTGCAAGATAGGAGTTTATTATGCAATTATCAAAGCATTTTACATTAGAAGAATTTGAGAAAAGCCAAACTGCCACTAGAAAAGGCATAACTAATAAAGCTGGTAGTGGAGAAATAAAAAATTTAGGCGATCTTTGTTATGAGGTATTAGAGCCTGTAAGAGCAAAGTTTGATAAGCCTGTCACTATTACATCAGGATATAGAAGTCCTGAATTGTCAGAAGCAATAGGTTCAAAAGCTACATCACAACATTGTTCTGGCGAAGCGGCAGACTTTGAAATTGCTGGTATATCTAATTTAGAAGTAGCTTTGTGGATTCAAAACAACTGTAATTTTGACCAACTTATTTTAGAATTTTGGAAAGAGGGAGAGCCTAACAGTGGGTGGATACATTGTTCTTTTAAAGAGGGTTCAAATAGAAAACAAGTTTTGACATATTCAGGTGGAGAATATAAAAATGGATTACCAGATGCTAAATGGTCAGGTGGTAAATTACAAAACTAGGAGAAACAATGCTAACTAAAAAACAAAAAAAACTACCAATGGCTTTACAGAAAGCTATAATGAAAAAAATGAAAAAAACTAAAAAGAAGAAAGCGAGGAAATAATGCCTTATCATACTGGACATGGAATGAAGAAGAAAAAAAAGAAAAAGAAAAAAGCTAAAAAGAAAAGATAATGGTTAAGGTTGCTTCTATAAAAAACATTATAAAGAACCTTACACCAAGACAACAAAAGACCATGCGATCTCATGCTCGTCATCATACTTTGAAACACATGAGATCAATGGCTAGACTAATGAGTGGTGCAAATGGTAGAAAAAGAACATTCTCACAAGCACACACTATTGCTATGAGGAGAGTTGGTAAATGAGTGGATTTACAACATCAACTACTTTAAAAGAAATGATAAACAAGTTTCCAATGCGTAAAAGGAGAAGAAGTGGCAAAAAAAAGAAAAAGAAAAAGAGTAGCAAGAGATAAACAAACTGACTTGCCTAAAAAATATTTATCTGGTCTTAAAGGTAGTAAAAGATCAGAGAGAGCAAGTTTGATAAAAGCTATGTCTGAAGCGTACAAAAGAGGACAAAGAATACCAAAATCAATGTTTAGGGCGAGGGCAAGAAGTGGCTATTAGAAGAAAACCTTTATCTGCAAGAGTTGTTTCTATACTAAGAGCAAAAGCTAAAGGTAGAAAGAATATTACATTAGGTATGCTGAAAAAAGTATATCGTAGAGGTCAAGGTGCTTATTTATCATCTGGATCAAGACCACGAACATCAATGCAAAGTTGGTCGCTTGGTCGCGTAAATTCATTTTTGAGAGGGAGTAGAAAACACGATACTGATTTAAGAAGAAAAAAAAAAAGATGAGCAAAAATCCTAGAACTACTGGAGAACACATTGTTGCCTTATATGGACACATAAAAGGTTTAGCGAGAGAAATAACAATCATAAAAAAAAATCATTTAAAACACATGCACGATGATATTGAAAAAATAGATTCTAAATTTGATAAACTTACTTCTTGGATTATTTATGGAGTGGGTGTAGTTGCAATCGTATTCCTAACCCAAATACTTTACATTTTTTCTAAATAGTTATACAAGTCATACTTGTATGCCTAATAAAAAAATACTTGTTATTTCAGACTTACATATACCTTACCATCACAAAGATTCATTTAATTTTTTGAAAGAAATAAAAAAACAATTTAAACCAGATACAATTATAAACATTGGAGATAGTTTAGATTTTCACGCAATATCTATGCACGATTCAAATCCAGATTTATTTTCTGCTGGACATGAATTACAACAAGCTAGAAAATATGTAAAAGAATTAGAAAGTATATTTCCAAAAGTTACAGAAGTTGATAGCAATCATTCTAGTCTTGTTTATAGACGTGCATTGAAACATGGAATGAGCAAAGAATTTTTAAGAGATTATGGTGAGTTTTTAGGTACAAAAAAATGGAAATGGACAGATGATCTAACAATTACAATGTCTAATAAACAAAGATGTTTTTTTACACATGGAAGAAGTGCTGATATATTAAAGGTTTCACAAACAATGGGTATGAGTGCAGTTCAAGGTCATTATCACACTAAATTTGTTGTATCTTGGTGGGCAAATCCAGATAATTTATTTTTTGGTATGAATGTAGGTTGTTTGATAAATCAAAAATCAATGGCTTTTGCTTATGCTAAAAATTTTAAAACAAGGTTCATTTTGGGTTGTGGTATAATACTTAATGGAATACCAAGATTACTGCCAATGGTATTGAATAACAAAGGGGATTGGATAGGTAAAATTGTCTAGTTTAAAACGCCATAGAGCCACACAGAGAGCCATTGATAAACAAATAGGTGGTACACACTACAAAGGCAAAATACAACCGATAGAATTGATAGTTTCACATAATTTAGATTTTATAGATGGTAATATTGTAAAATATGCAGTGAGAAATAAAAAAGGCGAGAATCAAAAAGAAAAGTATGATAAAATTATACATTATTGCGAATTAGCAAAGGAGTTAAAATGTGGTTCACTTTAGGAAAACTTGCACTTAAAACTGGTGCTGAAATATATAAAAATAAAAAAAAAGCTAAATTGCTTGAAAGCGAAGCTGAAGTAAAACATTTGGAGAGGGCAGTAGCTGGAGAAGTAGAATTACAAAAAATTGTACATAAAAGACAAGAGTCAGATTTTAAAGATGAATTTTGTCTTATCTTATTAAGTTTGCCTCTGTTAATTTTAGCGTATTCTGTTTTTTTTGGAGATGCAGAATTGCAAGAACGAGTCGATTATTTTTTTATGAAATTTGAAAATCTTCCTTATTGGTATCAAGGTTTAGTAATAGGTGCATTTAGTACAATACTAGGTATTCGTGGTGTGAATACATTCAAAAAAAAATAATATCTATATCTATTAAATAATTGTATTAATGATTATGGATATTGATGCAGTTATTATAGAAGCAGAATTTGAAATAGAAAGCAAGTGGCGACCCTTTGGTCATTATATAAATTTAAGATTTATTGATGTTGTTCCTAACAAACCAAAACTAAATAACACTTTGTATGAATTAAGAAAACAAGAAGATATAGAGATTGTAAATTATCATTATACAGAAGTTCCAATAACAAAAGACACAGATATAAAATATTTTGATGTAACTATAAACTAGGGTGGTACTAACAAAAGAGAGCATTAAAACGACCACCCTAGCAAATCACTAACTCTCGCTAATGACTTTATCTACTAACTGATAAATAAAAGGATCAATCCAATTTTTCGTTAGCAGAATCCTTTAAACCTTATTAGTCAAAGCTAAATCTCTTTTTAACTCTGATTGTTTCAAGCTGACATATCTATCAATGTTATTATATTTATATCTAGCTTTTACTAATTCTTTTTCAGCTTCGGCATATTGTTCTACAATTTTTTTATACTCTGGGTCTATTCTTGCTTCATGTTCTGCTTCTGACATTGTTTTGACTAATTTTTTGTGTTTAATTACACAAGAAGAAAATGTACCTTTTCTGCCCTCGTCTAAAATAATTACTTTCTTTTGCCATTCTGCCCAATCATTAGATGCTTCTTCTAATTTTTTATATAATTGTTCGCTTAAATTCATTTTTTCTCCTTTAACATATATTTGAATGTAGAAGTCAATGGATCAAATTCTAATTTATCACAAGATATTAAAAATAAAGATACAAGTATAATTAATGCTATACTAAATCTTTTAAGATATTTTTTATGTATTGGTTTGCCAAATATTATCATGGGTATTGTAACATCTCCTCTGCTTCTGCTTCTAATTGTTTTATTTGTTGTTTCAAACTATGATTTTCTTTTTTTAATTTATCTATAAAATTACTTTGATTTTGGAACTCTATATATAAAGCTTGTAATTCTTCTTTCTTGATAGCGAAATCTTTTTTTAATTGAAAAATCTCGCTAACAAGTTTGTAATGGGTTTCACTAACTTTATTAAACATAATTAAAATGGTATCTCATCGTCCATATCAGACATTTTTTCTACTGGTTTTGCATGATCTGGTGCGAATTGTGTTGCCTGAGGTGGTAAAGATTGACTTATAGGTTTCATACCATCTATGTTTGCTTGTGGTTTATATGGTTTGACCATAACTAAACAAAATATTTGTTCTAAATTGCTTTTTGCATATTTAGGTGGATTAGACACCTCTTGTACTTTAGTCATATATTTTAATACATAACCAGCATTAGCATATTTTTGAACTTCTGGACTCATAAACCAATCATTCACTTGTGATAGACTATACTTTCTTTTTGTTAAGCTACAAGTAAATTTAACTTTACTGGCCTCGCCACTATACTCATATTTTGGACTTTGATTCCCAGTTGGGAATAATCTCATTGATAACCCACAAAAAGGTAAATCAAATTTATTTTGTTGATACATTTTTTCCTCGTTTTAGTTGATTATATTTTCGTACTTGCTCATTGAACATTAACTCGGATTTATGACAACTCAACAATCCAAGAAATGCTTTTAAGTGTTCCTTTTTATATAAAATGTGTCTAGCCTCAAAATCTCCACTATCTTTAGGAAGTCTGACTAAATACATCTTATTTATTTTTTTACCAGTTTGTTCTTCGTAAGCTAACTTATAACCATGCAACTGATGAACCATGTTTATAAATACTCCTTTAGAAGTTTTTATATCTATTAACCATAAATTATTACTTGGGTCTTTTGCTACTAAATCTAAAGTTCCACAAAAACCTCTTTCTGAATAAAGTATTTTTTCAGATTCGATTACTTTGAGTTTATGTTTTTTCCAAAACTTTTTAAATTTTTCAAAACAACCTTTAATTACTGGGTCTTCTGGATCAGTAAATTTTTCTCCTTTTAACCACATTTCGCAAAACTTATGCACCATCGAGCCAATATTAAGTATATTATCTCCTTGTTTTTTTGCGTTAGTTTTTGCGTTTAATATAATGGTTTCTATTTTATCTATAGAGATGCCTTGTTTTTCCATCTCTTTTTTGATCGCATTGACTTGATTAGCAATTTTCCAATTCTCTAGCATCGGACTTGCTAATTTACCAAGTATTGTACTCATGCCCACAACATACTCATTATTACGAATATAGACGTGCTTTTCTTGATTAAACTCTATCTTGTGACCATGCTCTGTTGTTATTATTGTCATTCTCTCTCCTTTATAGTTTATAGATTATAGACACTAAATTTAGGCTCAGTATCTTCTTTTTTATTAAAATAATATTTATTAGAAAGTATAGTCAAATCTTTATCTAAAATTGGTTTGATCCAATAATAAAAAGGTACTCTAAAATATTGACTTAAAGCTAATAATCTTACTGGATTAGGTAAATTAGCACCTTTCTCATACTTCTGGATTTGTTGAAATGTGACTCTGATAGCATTTGCAACTCTGGTCTGCGTTTTTTTGTTA